TCGCTACTGGGTTCAACTGACGTTCTAGGCACCGGATCAGCATTCGTTTGGCAAGCGGTAGAAGCCGACACTATTAGCGCCGAATTTGGTGTTGGTGGGCAAATTCAAGACGCTTACTACTTCCAGCCATACCCGGGCAACGCTTCGATTAGTTTGCAATCTTATGAGTGGGATCCGAACGTAAACAAAAACATTAGAACTAACACGAAAATACGCGTTCGTGCCGTCAAGGGTGCCGTAAACCACACACTATTCACCGGCTACATTGAAACCATCAACGTGCAGTATTCCCCAGAGGGTTGGAATCGTATTGACATTACAGCGTTTGACCTGTATAAAGCAATCGTCAACTCTCGCATCACAACATTCGACAACACCTCATACGGCGCAGGTTACGCCACACCGTTGCAGAACTTTGCCGCAGCAGTAACAGCCGTGGGCGGTGTGATGTCACTTGACTCTGCTGCAACAACCGGTAAGATACCGCTAACCACAGAATCGGACATTCAGGCTAATGGAATTATCAACGAAGCGTTACAGGTTGGTTTGGCGGTTTGCTGGGTCGATCCGGAAACCGAACAGGTTGTTTTCATTCCTCGTCCAGATGAAGCAAATGGTACTGACACAACTTGGGTTGTTGGTAATGATCATGGTGGCGATTATCACCTTTGCATGTCTGACATTACTGTCGCTGCCGATGCTGACTCTATTATCAACTCGCTTTATGTTGATCTCACTTCGGACGATACACAATTCGTTGCGCTTGAGGATCAGAACAGCATTGAACTTTATGGCGAAAACTTTACTTCACTATCGCTAAATGTTATCGACACTGACGAATTGCAGATTTGGGCTGAAAAGGTTTTCAACACGACTGTTACTAAGTTGGTGCAGACTGTTGAAACCCCGGCGATTGACCGTTTGGGTGATTTGACACAGGCGGCAGTAATTACACCGGGTCAGTTGTTGGGTGTAAACTTCACAAAGAATGAACTAGCGATCAACGAATTCTACACCATCACTAGGGTAAATCACACAATAGATGTAAATTCTTGGTACACTCAATTCGAACTATGGAAAGCGGCATAAATGGCATATAAAGTTTTTAGCAACGGTGATGCGTTGACTGGTGGTGAACTAAACACCTACTTGATGAATCAGGCGGTTATTAGTTTCGCGACTACAACTGCACGTGATGCGGCTTTGCCGTCACCTACCGAGGGCACCCCGATTGTGTGGCTTGAGGACTCTAACAAGCATGTTTATTACAACGGCAGTGCATGGACTGATCTAGTTACTCCGGCTTCGTCTGGTAACGCTATCATCAACGGCGGGTTCGACATTTCTCAGCGTGGAACATCTTTTACTGCACACGGCTATTCACTAGACCGTTGGTTTGCTACTGGTGCTACTGCTGTTGCTACTCAAACCATCAGCCAGCAGGCATTAACACCGGGTTCTATTACTGGGCTAGAAGTTCCGTACTTTATGCGCCATGTTGTCACAAATCTCAACGGAGCCACAGCAATCCAATTACATCAACGAATCGAAGATGTTAGAACTTTTGCTAATCAAACTGCAACTTTGTCATTCTATGCAAAGGCAGATGCGGCTCGTACTGTAACTATTAAGGTAAGCCAGCAATTTGGTACTGGCGGTTCGTCACCTGTAGACCTTAGTCAAACAGTAAACCTGACAACTTCTTGGGCTAGGTATTCTTTAACTTTTAACATTGCTTCAATTTCGGGTAAAACTATTGGTGCCGGTAATTTCCTCATGGTGGAATTTAGCTATCCTTTGGCTACTTTTACTATTGAGATAACTGGCGTTCAGTTGGAAGCCGGTTCAACTGCTACACCGTTCAAGCGCAACGGGTCTAATATTCAGGGCGAACTAGCAGCGTGCCAACGCTACTACGTCAGAACTAATTACGGCGCAAACACTGGATACGCTGATATTCTTGCCCCAACGGTCACTTATAGCAGCACCAACGCAATCGTTATGTTCAAGTTGCCTACAACTTTGCGCGGAGAACCAACATCTATCGACTATTCAACTCTACGAATGTCTGACGGAGTGAACCTATTTGCAGTGAGTTCGCTAACTATTGACAGTTCATCGACTCCAGACATGGCTAACCTTGTAGGAGTGTCAAGCGGAATGACACAATTTAGAAGTGGCTGGCTACAGCAAAACAACTCGACAACTGCCTTTGTTGGAATTGGATGTGAATTGTAAAATGAATTACGAAGAAATTGAAATTACCGGAACTGACGGAATCGCAAAGACACACATTCTTGTTGACCTTGGTGACGGCGCGTTCAAGTCATTCCCGGCAGACCCGGCGAACCCGGAATATGTTGCATTCTTGGAATCTCTAAATGACAACACCGAAACCGAATAACACTTCACTAATACTTCGGATCGTGTCGGACATTGAAAAGAAACTTGACGACTTCGAAATGAGAATTCGCGAGTTAGAACAAGCGCGCTGGAAAGGTGCATGGTTGCAAGCAATCATGACCGCAGCAATAACCGCGGCTGCCGTTGCCATTGTGATGAAAGGAATTGCCTAATGTACCATGAACCAATCAAAGGTTCCGGCGCTGAACGCCGTGACGAACTAGGCAACTTCGCATCATACCGTAAACGACCACACCGCGGAAGCGACTGGGGTTTCAAAGGCGGTTCAGAGGGCAAACCGGTTTACGCCGTAGCCGATGGTGTTGTTGCAAAGGTTCTAATCACTGCCGAACTGGGCAACTGCATCATCACCAAGAATTCGCATGACAAGGTTTACACAATCTTCTGCCACCTAAAGGAACTGCCAGCGTTCAAAAACATGGATCGCGTAATCGGTGGCGAAACTGTTATCGGACACATTGGCAACACCGGGTCGAATTCAACCGGCGCACACTTACACGCAGCGGCATCGCTACAACCAAAGCCGCAACTAGCGCCACAAGATGAACTACTAGATCTGTTCAAACTTATTGACGCATCAAAGCCAAAGACTGCAACAGCGGCTAAAGCCCCGGCAAAGAAACCTGCAACCAAAAAGGTGACAAAGTGAAATTATGGAAACGAATTCCAAAGCGATACAAGCGCACCGCCGCACTATCTTTTGGAGCCGGACTCGGTTCATTGGGGGTTGGCAACCTGCCCATGTTCAATATGAATGCACTAGACTCGGTAATTTTTGGCGCATTAGCCTCTCTTATCGCACTCGCAATAGCGTTATCGTTTACCTACGCAGGCAAGGGTGAAGTTTCAGACCGCGACTTCGATGAGCACATCAACAGCGCAATCGAATCAGTAAACAGCAAAAACAAAAAGAAGTAAGCCGCATTCCGGCTGAATCGGATACGCAGATCCGGACGGTACCTGCCACTGCCGAACTTGACAATCCCCTAGCATGAGGCGCTGGGGGTTTTGTCATTCCCGGATACTAAGATCTTGTCTATGACAATCACAGAACACATCCGAATCACGGACTCAATCGAATCACTGGGCAAAGCCAAATACATTGGCACGTTCGAATCAGGATCACCAGAATGGCACGCAGCACGCGCCGGAATCGGTGGTTCAGACATCGGAGTAATCTTCGGCAAATCACAATTCAAATCGCCATACACCCTATGGGCTGAAAAGTCAAACCTAATCGACAATTCCGACTCAACGATCCCGATGCGTTTAGGCACCGCACTTGAGCCAGCAATTAGAAACTTCTTTGAATCAGAAAACAAAGACTGGCTGACCGTTCACGAAACCGGAACATGGCAATCAACCGAATTTGACTGGATGAAAGCAAACCCGGACGGCATCATCGAATGGGCTGATGGAACCCTAGGCGTGTTAGAAATCAAACACTCTGCAACCTATGTTTCTGAAATACCAGAATCGTGGAAATTGCAGGTACTTTGGTACTTGTACGTGCTAGGTCTAAACCGTGGAGTAGTCTGCGCGGTCATAGGAGGACGCTACAGCGAGTTTGAGGTGCTTTGGGATGAAACCCTTGTCCTCGACATGAAAGGGCGCGTACGAGGCTTCTACGGCTTGGTCGATGCTGGAATCGCACCAAATTATGACGGCTCAAACAGCACATACGAAACAGTCCGGGAACTATCAGATGGACTCACCGATGGCGAAATCGAACTAGGTGACTTCT